GCTACAAGCAAAGTATAAGATTACAAAAAGTGATGTTGTACAGACAAATACGTTAAGCAAAGGGCAGAAGATTACACAGTTAGAAGGAACTGGAACATTAAAAATGAATAAAATTTCTTCTTATATGATCAAACTGTTGCTTGCAGATATTAAAAAAGGGATCATGCCGGATATTACGATCATAACAGCATTGAAAGATCCGGCATCACTTGGAACAGAAAGAGTCAAAATTACAGGAGTTAGTTTCGATGAGCTTACACTGGCAGATTGGGAAGCAAACAAGTTAGGCGAAGAATCCTACCCATTTACGTTTGCTGATGCAGAACCAATCGACTTAATTTAGGAGGATAAGATGAATTTAGTAGAGAAATTATTACAGCTTGACAAGAAAGATGTTCGAAATAGTAAAACAGGAACTTATAAATCAGGAAATATGCAGCAGTTGGTTGGTGATCCAACGATCACAATTCAGGAAATTGATGCGGAGCGTCTGATGGAATTGCAGACATTGCCGCTTGATAAGGCAGGAAATTATAATTTTCAGCAGGGATATGCAGCAAATTTAATGACAGTTGCAGAAGGCGTGATCAATCCAGATCTTAAAAGCAAAGAATTGCAAGAACATTTTGGAGCAATCAATGCCTCTGATCTTGCGAAAATTCTGTTTAAAACAGAAGTGCCGGAGATCGCAACAGAAATTGCTAATTTATCAAGTCCAGATGTTGTCGATGACGAAGAACTAAAAAACTAATTCACGAAAGAGGAGATATACAAATGGCATATCTCCTCTTTCGCGATCATAATATGACTCCGTCGCAATACTATGATCTTGGACCAAATGAGAGAGCAATGCTGAGAGCATTTATAAGACAGGAATGCCAGGAAAGAGAGGAATTGTACAAGGAGCAAAGTAGTTGATGCAACACTACGACTGATAGATAAGTATACCGAACCATTGAAAAAAGCTGCAGAGCAGACACAGCATCAGGTTGGCTACATGAAACGGCAGGCGAACCAGATTAAGAGTGTTGGAAAGAGTATGTCCAGTTTTGGTTCATCTCTGACGAAAAATGTAACAGCTCCGATTCTTGCAACACTTGGAGCAACTGGAAAGATGGCTGATACATTTGAAAAAGATATGGGTCAGGTCAATACGCTTTTGGATAACAAAGAGCATCTGCAAAAGTACAAGGATACAGCGATTCAGGTGTCGAATGATACAGGAATTGCATTAGGAACAGTATCAAAAGGTGTATATCAGACGATCAGTTCCATCGGAGATCTTGGAAAGAAAACACAGGATATCTTTTCAATATCAGCAAGAGCGGCTAAAGGTGGAGGCGCTTCCGTAGCAGAATCAGTAGCATTGATCAGTTCTGGAATGAAAGGCTATGACAGTGTGAATGTCAAGACGGCACAATCAATCAGTGATATGGCTTTTATGACCCAGAAGTTAGGTGTTACGACATACAAGGAGCTGGCATCAAGTATGCAGCCTTTGTTTCCACTTGGAAAATCGTTGAATGTATCATATCAGGAATTGTTTGGAAGTATGGCAACCCTGACAGGTGTGACAGGAAATACAGCGGAAGTCACCACGCAGATGAAAGGGTTGTTTACTGGTTTATTGAAACCAACGGATTCCATGTCGAAATTAATGCAGAAATATGGATATCAAAAT